GAAATGTCATCATTTTTGTTCCAAGAAGTTGTGACCAATATTGATTGAGTATAATATAAATCTTTGTCTTCAACCCCTGCGAGAGCTTTTACATCTGTTTGTTTTTTGCAGAATGTGGTGGATGATGGTTCTACTATGGAAGCATAGGCTATAGAAGATTTAGCTGATAATATTTCACCTAGTCCATCGCTTAGTTCGGCTTCAAATATTTTCATTTTATTTCTTTCTAATTTGGTCTATTAAGATGAATACACCAATTGATACAAATAAGATTTAGTATATTTTGTTTCTTCTGCTGTGAGTGGCCTATTTATTTCATTATGCAGTGATTTGCTAAATGTTTTATACTTTTTATACTTCTCATTAATATCAATACTATTGATAGTATTGAGTTTTCCTAAAACTAAGTCTTCCGTAACTTCCGCAAAAGGTTCCATCGAAAAAAAGATTTTAGCTTTTGTAGCTTCTGCTTCATCATACTCTGATTGCAATAAACTACGCATATTTTTGCGATTATAAAAATCTAGTAATAAAGGATTTACAATTTCTGATATCTTATCTTGGGCCTCGATTGACCAAATATTTAAAGATGCCCCGGTTTGCGGCGCAAATTCTTTTGTCTTTCTTTTTTCAGAATCTTTACTGTTTCGTGGTCTGCCTTGTTGCGGTTGTCCTGGTAATTTTTCTGAAATATTGGTGATAGCTGGTTTTGGTGGAGTATTTTTGGTCTTAACTTCAACCGAGTTCAATTCTCCTTTTTTCTTTTCTTCAAGTTCTATCCCAATTTGACTAGGAGTTGCTAAACCTAATTGCATAGCCATCTTTTTAGCCACGTTCTCAAAATTAGCATCAAAGAACGGACCAGCTTTTTTAACCATTCTATTACTTTTTCTTTCTCTGCTTTCTCTATTAAGTCTGGTCTTTTCTGTGTCTGGATCAAACCCAAATACACGCTGAATAAGTTCGTCTGATACTATATTCCTATCAGCTAGTTGAATCAATAAAGCCTTTTCTGCTTCTTCGTTACTGAGGTCCATTCTATCAAACTCAATCTTAGCTGGAAATCTGAAACCCATAGCCTTTTGGACCATAGCAATTTCATTTTTCCAAAACGCTACTAAAACTTTACGACCATATTGTAAACGTTGTGTTAGAGTTTTTAGTGAGATAAAGTTGTTGGTAGTACCAGCAGCGCCGTATGTTCCAGTTAAAGTTGGAGGAATACCAAGGCCAGCATAAACGCTGTTTAAGTGTGGGGTATACTTCGCTTCTCCTAAGAATTGATGAACGCTTGTTTTACTTTCTAGTAGTTCAATATCTGGTCCCCAAACCAAATCCATCGTACCACCACCAACATTATTCTGCAAAATATTACTTAATTTACTTGCTGCTGCGGGTGTGGGCGCAATTTTGTGTTCTAAACTACCAAGCTTAAATATGCGAATATTACTAATCGCACCATCTAGAGCTGCTAAGTCAGCAAGTTTTAATTTTTCAATAATATTAATATCGTCCATGATGCTGTAGATCATTGGGTATGCCCAAGTTTTCCAGTCATCTTTTTTGTAATGAAATACTAAAGTTTTCTCTGGATCAAGAAGATAAGGCTTTCTGGTTTTTGCTGCGTCAACAATAGCTGAAGGCAATTGATCAATTATTTTTCTCTCAGCATCACTTTTAGGACTATTTATAATTTTGCGTAGAGTACCAGGAATTACTATGGAATATGTTTTATTACTAACAAATGAAGATAAAGAACCTCCAACAACATCAACATATACTGGATCAATAAATGTATATTTCCAAGGTATTTCTTTTCTGTTGACTTTTAGCTCATCTTGATTAACAATTAAATCAGGACCACCCACAGTTTTGTATAAATTGTTTTCAACTTTAACATTTATTTTTGCTGTTTGTCTATTGACAACAACATTACCAACTCTATAAAGATTATTAAGAAATCTTTCGCTTCGTTCTTCTCCTGAAACTTTATCAAACCAATTTCTATAAAATCTTTCTATTCTTTTGTTTGGATGCACCAAACGAATACCTTGACTAGCAAAGTCACCCATTAAATCTATAACATTTTTTACTAGACCAACACGATTATAAACCATGTCTGCTTGTTTTAGTATGCCTTTAACATGTTTAGGAATACTTTCTTCTGGTCTAAAATAATCATAGTCGCTTCTTGTTAATCCTGGGCGACCGCTAGTAGGACCATCTAAATCAGAAAAGTCTAGTCTGTATCTGCTGTTGTTTGCTGTACTTTTTTGTATGCCAGTAAATTCTTCTAAAGATTTTGAGGCTTCATTTAATGCTGTTCTTTTGTCTTCTAGATTTTCATCGCCCCATGTGACATATGCTTGTTCTGGAAGTATTGGCTCAGCATCTGGAATGGCCGAATTGGTTTTTTCGTTTTGTCTACTCATAATTGTATTGCGATTCTATTGATAATGGGATTATACTAAATAATACACAGTTATCTGTAAATCCCTTTATATATATCGTTGTTAGCTGCACTTGTGAACCAAGTTGGTCCTTTATATAGCTCGCTATCATCTTGTCGTTTATTTCCTTGTCTTAAATTAGAGCCAATAATTTCAAAATTCACAGGTTCTGATGATCTGCTATATTGTCTAGCTAACATATTTGCAATTACTAAAGCACTATATCGGTCTTTTCTTAATTTACCTTTTTTGCCATTTGGAAGTTTAATGTCTGGAGTATCCCACCTATCTCTACCTCCAACACCAGTGCTAGTTTGACTCATGACTATAGTGGTCAATTCATTTTTTAACTCTTCTATTTCCATAATGCATTCGCTTTGACTGTCATACAAATTGGTAAGATCAGCAGTGCTAATATCTTGATTTTCTTTATCTAAAGCTAATACTAAACTTAATTGATCAAATCTAGGAAATAGCAAAATTTTATCTTCTAAATCTTTGCGTAGTCCATGATTAGCCTGACTAGTCCAGTCTGCTCTTGCGAACTGTACTAATTCTAAAATATGCAAGCCAGGTTGATCGTCTGTGTCTTTATATTTGTTTTCAATAATAGGCCAAATTAACTGTTCTCCATCTTCTAATTTACCAGGGTCATGTAGGGCTTCTTCAATAGCAACACCACCACCCTGAGCATCCATGCCTATCCTATATGGAGGAAAAGTTTTCATTAAACTTCTTATTTTCCTGGCGCAAAATCCATAAAAATCATGCTCATTAACTAATCCAGTTTTTTGTCTTTCTTTAAAGTTACTTCTGTTAGTTGTCCAACAATATACTAATCTGTGATGATCTGGATGTAATTCTAAAACAATAATACTAAAATTATCTTTTTCTGATGCTGGGTCGATTCCGTACACATACTGATATTGAGGATTTCCTTGAGTTGCGGCTTCAAATAATATTGGTTTTTCATTAATGATGATAGGTTTGGTATCGCTAGTAACACAGCTTTCAATTAAGCTACGTCTAAAGAATCCATCGCTATCTTCTGTAAAACAAGCAGCATATTCCATGTTGTAAATGCCAGTATGTATTGTGGCTTTGGCTCTTGTAACTTGTTTATCATCCATGAAACCTTTTGGAATAAGCTCGTACGGAATTCTGATTATGCTGTAGTCTTGCCAATTAAAGTTATCTGGTACTTCTCCATTAAACATTTCTTTTAGTTTATGAATATCTCCTTGACTTTCAATAATAGATTTGTATCTTTTCCAATAACTTGCAAAATGTTTAAAAGCATAATCTGCTGTTCCAGATATAATTGCTTGATTGCCCTTCTTGATTTGCACAGCTTCTAGTTCGTCATTCCATAAACCAGCTTCTGTTAACGCTTTCTTTTTAGCTTCTTCTTTAACATTTTGAATAGGATTAGCACTAACGGCTGCGAAACCTGCGACAACAGTTTCGTATATATCAGGAGATATTGATGCGAACTCGTCAGCGATGATGATATGGGCTCTTAGACCTCTGATCTTACTACCGTCACCCATAGGAACCGCGATTGTCCAACTCTCGCCTAATCTAATGGTACATCTGTCAACATCTCGACGCGGACCATCATTGTTTCCAGTAAAGATACTACGTAATATTGGACTATTTCGCCACAAGTTTTCCATGTATTCAAATATAATTTTACTCTGTCTAAATGCGGCACCAACAACAACAATTTTAGTGCCAGGTACTAACATGCATCGTAATACGCAATACAGCGCCATAAGAAAAGATTTACCAAAACCACGAGAAGCTATAAACATTGGAAATGGACGAATCCAAAATTCTTGCAAAATAGCAATCTGTATAGGATGCAATTCTATGCCAAAAAGTAATTTACAAGTGGAGCCAAAATATTTAGGATTACGAAGAATACGAAGAAGATGTAAATCTGGATTTTCTATATCTTCTTTAGATCGGCCAATCATAGGATTGTGATCTATTGTAAGCTTGGACAAATCGCCCAAACCTAACCATGCATCTTCAAAAACTTTTTTACTTGGAATTATATCGTTCATATATTCTTTTCATTAAACTAACAGAAAATCTTTCTGCATTACTAGGATCTCCACAAAAAACAATATGTATATTGTATTGAAGCTGAAATTCTATTAGCCTTTTAATAATGTAATTTCCGCTTATTCGTAATTTGCCCCAAAGTTTTTTAGGAATATCACTTCCCACGGGAAAATTGTAGATATCATCAATATCAAATTCGAAAACCATATAAGGATGACGTATTTGGCTTAGTCTTTCTAGCACATTTTTGAATCTGCTTTCGCTTAAATTTGTGGCTAATTCACTAACACTTTTTTTACGCTCTATAGCTAATATCTCTTCAAAACCCTCCATACTATAGTCGCCAGTATCTAATTTTTTCTTAGCAGTTTCATGATAGCCGAATTCCCAGGGCTGTTGCTCTCTGGTATCAACTATTATTGTGAAAGGATCTTTATTCATTGTACTAACCTACTAAAAAATTCTCTGTAGCTATCTTCGTTATTTTTTATTTGTTCGTGGTGCAGTCTACAGAGTGTTATACCATTTTGTGGGTGGAATCGTAAACCGGGAAAATCGGCCCATCTATATATGTGATGTGCTTGTAGTTTTTTGGTATTTTTACATCCTGGCCATCTACAAGTGTAGTTGTCTCGTGCATAAATTTTTTTTCTCCATTGTTTGTATTGTGGGTCTTGATAATTTCTACTCATCAGACTTAACGCTTTCGTGATTTAAAAAGGGTTGATCTAATTTTCCGTCTTGATACTGATGGTACTCATAAAAATCTTTCTTATATTTGTTGGTGGCCATATTAAGAATTTCCATTTCGCGGCCTTCTTTTTCTCTTACTTCTTCGTCTTCTAACATTCTTATAAGTCCAACCCAGCTACTTTTACCATCTTCAATTCTTTTGATACGTTGTTCTCTTGTGGCTTTTAAATCTTTGCTTATCTTTTGTTGTTCATTTAAAAGTTTGGTATATTCATTTGTGTAACTTGAGATACTATTACGGGCGAAACTTAATTGTGTTTCTAAATTAGTTAATCTTGGAATATCTCTTTGGTCATCTGGCTTGTCATATTCAGCGTCTACTTGTTTCTGGAGCTTTTCGGTTTCTGCTATATGCCTTTTTCTTTCTTTCATACTTCTGTTAATCAAAATATCTATGGTGATAAATTGTTTAATCTGAAGTTCTTCAGCAGGAAGCACGTCCTCACGGAATTGTTTAACTAATCCTATCCAAGTATTTTCAAAGTATTCTAGTTCGCCGCTTTCTTTATCAAACTGTCTTTCAATTTCGTACCAGAAACTTTTACTATGTAATTTTCTTAATAGAGTTTCGTTTTCGCCCTTTTCTTCTAAAGCATATAGTTGGTTTTCATCTATGTATCTTTTTATGGGCGCTTCGGTTCTGTTTAAAGCATTAGCTATTTGTTCTATGCTTAAAGTATGAATACTATCTGTTATGAATTTTTCTTCGTCTAAGCTTAGTTGTCCGCGTTTTTTTGCCATAATATTTCCTGTATTTTACTGATTAATTTATCTCGATCACTCTTGGGGATCTTGCTTCCGTTTTTAAACTTGATATAAATTACTCTGTATTCGCCCGTTAGTTCTTCGTCTAATATTTTAAGTATTTCCGCATTTTCTAAAGATAATGATTCGCTGTCCAGAAAAACATTACTATAATCTTTGACCTCTTCTATTGTGGTTAAATGCATAAGATTCTTTTTGCTGTCGTTTCTTTGAGCCCAATTGCTATACAAATCACAATCATATTTGTTAGAGTATTTTGTGCAGATAGAAAGGGTCTTATCAAAGAGGGGACAAGAATAACAAGGTTTGTCGGGCCTTTGGTAATTGTCTCGTTTGTAGTTAAAAAGTCGATTACGAACGTGGGTCCAAAGAAAGTTTTCTAGTGGTCTTTTGTGGTCGTAATTTTTTAGTCCTTCTAGGGCAAATATACTAATTTGCTGCTTCATATCTTCGATATCATGATAGCCAAATTTAAATTTATAGGCTAATTTTTTAGTAATAATATCGATGACTTTTAATAGTTCGTTTTCGTCAACTGTTTTTTGTTTCTTCTTGGTCTTCTTCTTCATGTATAATTTGTGCCAGTGTTTTTGTGGGGTCTGGTTGTTTTAAGTCTTGTTGTATACTATCGTTTTCTTTAGCGGTAACTTTCAATGTGCTAGGAATAATGTTGTCAAATTTCATAAAAATAACCTTGCATTAAAGGATCAATGTTGTACTATATATTAAGTTATTAGTACACTTTTGTCAAAAAGGAAATAGTATTATGGGTAGTTATAAAAAGTGGAGTGAAGCAGAGATTGGGTTTATCCGGGCTAATATTGATCTATTGAGTGATGATGAATTGGCCAATAAGCTCAGTAGCATGACGGGCGAAAATATCACATATGGTATGGTGAGACGTCAAAGGCGAAAGCTGGGCATTGTGAAAAAGCGAGGACGTCCAAAGAAAGTTCGTGATATTCAAGAACCAGAAATGCAACCAGAAGCTAACTAACAGAACAGATGTTTCTGTTGAATCATAAGAGCAGGGGTCAAGTGATTCCTGCTCTTTTTTATTAGGAAAGTGGCTATTAAACTGGCCAATTTGTGATGGGGTGGCGTACTGTGTTTGGACCCCGCGCGGCCCAAATAGTAACATAAATAGTAACATTACAAAATGAAAAAACCCCCTGTTACTATCGTGTTATATAACGTATTACTATTTTTTTGTAACATATTACTATTTTTTTGTAACATGTTATGTAACATATTACATTCGATGTTACATTTTTTGTAACACGACACGTTTTGCCGAGGATCGAGAATCGACGCGGGGGCAGCGCCGAGCGTGGATCCCCCCACCTATAGGGGAGTGTACCACCCAATGTAGGGGGGTCGAAATCCCCCACCAATAGGGGGTCTGGATTGTTAGGATTTGGTGAGAAAATCCATTTTGCCAAAGTGTCCTTTTGACGTAACCCTAGCAATGACAACGGGTTACGGAAAACGAAAAAAAAATACTTGCCGGGTTTCCATAAAATGCCGCAGACAAAACAAAAGCCCAAAAGTTTTCGGGCTTGCGTTGCCGATTGTTTCGTGATAGGTTGTCTGTAGTTCGATTTTTCACCACTGAGGATTAGAGCAATGAGAAAGTTCGCACCAGTTCACGTAGGAATGTTTTTCGTGGCCACTCGCAAGGATGGCCGATATTTTCAGGGCTGGATTGAATCAGTAAAGGCTATTTTGGGCAAGGGAACGCTCGTGGTCATTTGTGAGGGATATGGCGAGAACGGGCCGATATTCAAGTCGGTCTACCTTGAAAACTTGACCGTCTGGGAAGCCGTGCCGGCCCGGGATGCTGAGGCATTGGCGGAGGAATACTCCCTCTAGAGGGGGGTAGACTGGCGGCTGTCGGGACATTTCAACACCTCCCCCTAATGGGGGGCCAACTGAGGACGAAACAATGCCAAAAAGTAAGATTCCCGCTGACATCCGATCCGCGGTCATCGTGAGGGATAATGGTCGCTGCCGAGCCTGCGGATGCTCCGATCCCGATTTTCTCGAGTGCGACCATATCACGCCGGAGAGTCTGGGCGGGGCCGCTACCCTTGAGAATCTGATGGTATTGTGCGGGGCTTGCAACAAAATCAAGGGAGACGCGATTGTATCGGGACTGCCGATTCTCCCCCCTGTTGGGGGGTTTGGTGACTTCGAAGCGGTTATGCGGGGGCGGGCAGCATTCCGGCAGACCGTCAAGGCTGCCCGGCAGCGTATGATGCGGGAAACCGTGGAAACCGTCCGGGCGTGGCGGGCCGATAGCGTCCCGGTCGCGACAATCCGCGAGCGTATCCCCGCCCTAGTTGGCAATCGTAACGTGCAGAAGGTTATCTTCGAAGCGTTCCGCGGAGACCTGGAAACAATGCGAGAGTTCGCCAAATAGGGGGGTGTCCCACCCAAAGTGGGGGGGTCGAAATACCCCCCCCGGTCTGGGGGGTTGTGCAGTCGAAAAAGTTTTGGTAGTCTACACTTTTCATCAACTAGTCCGGAGTATTTACAATGTTTCCGATTATTGAAAACGCCAAGCGGCAGGCTTATCTCTGCTTCAGCGGTATCGCAGTCCCGTGCGACAAGTCTACCGTCGACGGTGGCACGGTTCGCAGTGAGAAGGTTTTGAAGTTTAGTCGGCGGGCGATGCGGGAAACCGCAGTCGAGAAGGCAGAGAAGGTTGACCCCCGCTATAGTGGGGGTGAGGATACTATGATTGTAAAGGTTGGCAAGCCGGGCAGTCAGGAGCGTGTCGAGGCCCTGCGGTCACAATATGAGGCGGTCGCGGCTGTCGGTGGGGAAGTGTCTCCGTTCGGATGGGAGGGTTGAAAATGATAGCGTTCGACCATAGGTTCCTGGTTGCTGTCCCCGCCAACAAGTGGATCGGACAGTGGATCCAGAGGGGACCATCCCCCCTTTATAGGGGTACGCTTGCTGCTCAACTTCGGCTCATTCGGAAGCGGCATGGAACCCCCCATGCGAGGGGGTGGAGAGATCATATAGTCTGGTTGGGTAGTTACCCCCCCAAGTGAGGGGTTGACCGGTACTCCCCTCTTCGGAGGGGTTGTACCACCCAAACTGGGGGGATCGGGTTCGCCCCCTCTTTTGAGGGGTTGTCCTAGCCGATGTAGTCGGTTGGTACTATGATGATAGTCAGCCAAAATGGCAGCCGGGCCGCGATTTCTGCCAAAATGGCAGGCTGAGCAAATACTGTGCCAAATATCCCCCAGCAAATACTGTGCCAAACAAAAATATTCGTGCGGGGAAAAGTTCATCAACAGTTCACGTATTGACAATGCCGATATGAAATGTAGGATAGAAGTATCACCAAAGGAGAAACGACATGTTTGACGATGCAGAATATATCTCGCAGTGCTGCGGATGCCCAGTTGACGTACCTTGTCCAAGCGACCCGGTCGATGATATCATCGTGATTTGCCCAGATTGCCAGGAATGGACGTCAGTTGAAATCGAGTGATTTTTTTTGTTGACAATGCCGATATATAATGTAGGATCTAATCACCACCACGGAGAAATGGAAATGGAAATGGAAATGAAGTGTGACAAGTTCGGCACGGTGCAGGTGAACAAGGGTTTTGAGTGTGTCAAGCACAACGGCAAGGGTTACGCCGGAAATATCGTCAAGGTTGCGGCCTATCCTAAGGGTACGCTAGTCACGATTGAATGGTACTATCCTCGCGACCCTAGCCCCACCTATCGGTCGATCTACCTCGAAGACTGCGAGGTATGGTGGACGTATACCTATAATCGTGAGGTCCTAGTCCATTGAGGGGGACACCCCCACCAAGGTAGGGTAGGCTACGACACCCCCCTTATGGGGGGATGTCTCATCCGATCCTATCGGATTGGCAAGATGGGCTATAGTCAGCGAAACTGCCAAAATGGCAGGCGGGCCGCGATTTATGCCAAAATGGCAGATTAAAGTTTCGAATATTTTTTGCCGATACTTGTAGTAAGGAGGCTACTATGTATAATCTGATTATGATTTTGGGATTTTTGGGATATGGGGCAGGATATGAGGGCTATGATAGTGGAAAATGGTATTTTGGGATATATACGCCACAAGCAGAATATGGGTGGGTTGTGACCCGTAACGATATTTATTTGGACACAGTTTTTTTTGTTGACAAATAAAGTTTTTATGGTATAATGTCGATAAAGGAAAGGACAACCAAATATGATGCTCTTGACAATCTCTCTATCGTTTGTTATGCTGTTTAGTGTGGTTTCCGCTATTTATCTTTCTCTCTAAGGTGCAACAATGATTAACGACACTGTTACTATTACTGCTAACACTCTTTCGGGTCGCAAGGTTACTGTTAATACTTTCGACGTTATTATCGACAACGGCAAGCCGCTTGTTATGTTTTTTGTTAAGGATGAGGATGGACAGCACGGACTGTTCAATCAGAACGAGTTGACCGATTACGCGGAGGTTTGATTATGAGTTACAATATGTATGGTACTTACTATCGCGGCAATCCGTCGTGGAGTCATGGTACTGGTATTTTTGTTGTTTATAATATCCGAAACGAACATATTGGATATGTGGAGTGTAACGGTGATGATCGGCAGGCTTTGCGGCTTGCTCAACAGATGTACAGTGACGCATCCTATGTGAGCGAAGTGGAGGAGTGAACATAAGCCCACCCCCACTACGGTAGGGGTAACTGCCAAAACGGCAGGCGGGCCGCGAAATCTGCCAAAATGGCAGCCAAATATTTTTCTGATTTTTTTGTTGACATTCAAGGAACCGCCTGTAAAATACCGATATACCTAGCAGGAGGAAAGAAAATGATGATCGAACAGAAAATCAAAGATGCTCTGACTCAGATTTGGGGTAGCGAAAGCCATAATGTGACGCTGATTCTAACTCCAGACGGTCGGTTATTTGCAGAGTGTGAGTCTACGCTTGATCGTCGCCGGTTGACGGAGAGCAACTATCGACAGATTCTGAACGATATGTTCTACGATTACTGCACCGAAAATGCCGCTTGGATGGGGGTGTCGTAGTCCTTTCGGGGGGTGGCCTGCCTATTGTGGTGATGTGGCGGGCTGCCCCCTGACTGTCCTATCCTATCCTATAGGATTGGCAAGGTTGGCTGTAGTCAGCGAAAACGAGGGAAAAATGATCTTGATTCTTGGCGAACTGTCTGCTATAATGGCTTGCTTCGGGATTGGTTGTGGCATCGCAACTTTTATCAACAGGTGAAATATGTGGCTGATAAATAAAAGTAAGACGTTGAAAGAGCAGATTCGGCACGGAAAGTATGCTTGGCCTGGAGGATATCCGGTTTATTTTCTGACGGATGACGGTGAGGCTTTGAGTTATGATGCAGTGAAAGAGAACTATAGGCAAGTTTTATCGGCTGTAAAAAATAACGACAATAATGGCTGGAAAGTTATTGCGGCGGATGTAAACTGGGAAGACGGTTTTTTGTATTGTTCTCATACTGGCGATAAGATAGAATCAGCATACGGAGAAGAATAATGTATAACTATCATAAAGTTTTTAAGTTTGATAACGGCTATGGGGCAAGCGTTGTTTGCAACAATATGTCCTATGGTAGCCAAGAAGGTTTTTTTGAGTTGGCGGTACTTGATAAGGATGGGAATATCACATACGATACGCCGATCACCAGTGATGTTTGTGGGTTTTTAGACTTTAATAATGTTGCTGATATTTTAGATAAAATCAAATCTCTCTAACACAAGGGGCTGCCAAATTGGCAGTTTCCGCGGCCGGCCTGCCGAAATGGCAGAAATATTTTTCTGGATTTTCTCTACTTGACAAGCCGATATCTAACTGTAGAATCAGAACATCACCCCAAAGGAGTTCGTCATGAACCAGTTTCCTCGCCTGATTTCGTTTTTGGATAACACTGACCTGATCAACGATATCTTGAATCAACTGGCCGATGAGGGTACAATCGAGCCTATGGTTGAGCCGATTGACGAGGCCGATTGTGACCCGTTCGACTACGCGGAAGTCACGGGGCTTTTCGATGAAATGTATCCTTGCAATGAGTGGTATTTTTGATGCACAATCACTACTTGACAATGGCGGCGTTCGTGGTATTGTTTGTTTATGTTGTTTTGGTTGTTCTTTGCGAAAGGTATTGAAAATGAGCGATGCTTTTGACCGATTCGATGAGATGGCCGAGCGTACTATCTGGCCGTGGATTGATGATGAGTCGCATGACAGTGACGAGTTGACCGCAGCATACTTTCTAGACAGACATGATGATGCGAACTATGATGATTACAATGATTTCTATGATGAGAGCATGGATGGCGACCATGAGAGCGGCCTAGCATCTGCGGGCTGGGGAACGGATGAGGATTACGGATACTACGGAGAAGATTACTGAGAGCAAAACCCCGATCTGCCAAAATGGCAGCGGGGCCGCGATTTCTGCCAAAATAGCAGACTTGACAACCACAATCCTAAGTGTATACTCTATTCATAAGGAGAAAGAGATGATTGCTCTTGTGTTTTTTGCTTTTATAGGCTATCATTGGTTTTTAGAGATCGAAGCACTTTTCATAAGGAAGTAAGATGAACGGATATGAACTGATGGCCGAGTTTGAGCGAGTGATCAAGGATGTGATTGTTGTTCCGAATCACCGGCTTCCAGAAGACTTCCGCGACAATCGAACCGACAGCGTTTCGTTGGCCGATCTGGAACGGAAATGCAACTCACGCGACAAGGCGGAAACTGATCACCAGATTGAAAAGCGAGAGAAAGATAAGCGTGTCGCTATTTACGCTGCTATGATAGAGAACGGAAAGGAAATCACCTACCTGCCAAAATGACAGGCGGGCCGCGGCAACTGCCAAAATGGCAGACAAATATTTTTTCAACTTTCTGCTTGACAGTGCCGATAAGTATGATATGCTTAGAGCATCACCAAGGGAGAAATGATAATGAATCACACCGAAATGACAAAGTTGGTTCTTGGCAAGCGTAACCGTGGACAGCGTAAACTGGGCAACAATACCTACGGATATATCGAAACCGATGGTACGGTGTCTGTCGAGTTGCACGGAACTAAGGTGGTTCAGTTTTATCCTAACGGATTGGTGAAGTTGAATAGTGGTGGATGGCGAACACACACCACCAAAAAGAGAATCAACCAGTATAGTCCGGTCGGTGTCTACCAGAAAAACTTTGAGTGGTTTTTGAGTAATGGCACTCCGTTTGAGGATAATATGCTGGTAGTCGGTGGTTGACAAACTGTTTTTGTTGTGGTATGCTAAGGTTTTGGTTTCTAAAAGAAAGGTTTTCACTATGTCTGAAACGATTCTGTTTTCTGCTATTTTTGCTGGTGTTGTGGCTTGTGTTCTCGGTTTTGTTGCGTTTCATATCTATCGCGGTTTTCATGATAGTCTGAGCAATGCCAGAATCGGCAGCGTTTATAACTTTGAGTATATTCAGCCGGTTACTGGTGAGCCTGAGCGGTTCATGGCTAAGGTGTTGGAAGTTCATCGTTTTTCCGACGATTGGATTGCTCGTCTGAACAGGACTAGCCGCTATCGTCGTGACGATCCTACTTTCAAGCGTAGTCGCCATCTTGTCACGGCACAATCGCCTGACGGTAAGATTCGCAACTTCTATGCAGAACGTACTCGCAACGTGCGTCGTCCCCTCCTTGGTGGGGTTGCATTCAAGACCGGCTTGGCCAGCCTCCTCTTTTGAGGGGGTTGAGCCAATGCTCTGCCAAAATGGCAGGCCGGCCGCACTTTCTGCCAAAATGGCAGTAAAGAAATCTTCTTGACAAGCCGATAACTTTTAGTAGAATACTTTTATCTGGCCCCGTCGTATAGTGGTTAGTATACTAGGCTTTCATCCTAGAGACTGGAGTTCGATTCTCCACGGGGCTGCTACCATGTCTCTCCTAATCCTTCGGATTTGGTTTAGTTGGTTGTAGTCAGCGAAAAGTGTTGACAAAAAATAAATCGGTTGTATAATACCGATATCTTTTATTGGTCATGGAGCAGAAAAATGCTTACGTTGAAGGATTTGAGTGCTGCTAAAAAGTTGCTCAAGAAGG